CTCGACTATATCTCCCCGATGCAGTCCGAGACGATGCTGGACAGTCCTTTTAAGACCCGACCTGATCCGAGTCAATGACAACTAAGCCCAGAAAGTCCAAAGCCCTACGAGGGGCAACCAAACCACGGCTACACAGTCCACTTCTCAAAGGCGAAAACAAGCTGCAAGATGTAAAAGATTTATGCGCTATCGTCAAGATGGATCTAATGCCGTGGCAGGAGTTCGTGCTCAAGGACATGCTCACTGTGGACAAGAAAGGCATGTGGGTTCGCAAGACAAACCTGATTCTTGTTGCTAGACAGAACGGCAAGACTCATTTAGCGCGAATGCTTATCCTTGCTCATCTAATCAAGTGGAATACCAATGTGCTTATCATGTCTTCTAACAGAAGCATGGCACTCGACACCTTCCGACAAGTCACTCACCTATTGGAGACCAATGACCACCTTAAAGGATTCGTCAAACAGATCCGACACGCTAACGGCACAGAGTCAATTGAAATGCTATCTGGAGCAAGGCTTGATGTTGTCGCAGCAACTAGAGACGGCTCTCGCGGTCGATCAGTCAATGGATTGCTCTACATCGATGAAGTCCGAGAGATCACAGAAGATGGATTTAGAGCTGCTACTCCTACAACTAGAGCTCACCCAAACTCTCAAACGCTTCTTACCTCTAATGCAGGAGACGCTTTCAGCACTGTACTCAACGACCTACGGGAAAGAGCTATCGACTACCCACCCAAGTCTTTTGGATTCTATGAATACTCAGCTCCACAGTACTGCAAGATAGACGATCGCAATGCATGGGCTTTGGCTAACCCCTCTTTGGGATACACCATTACAGAAGAAGCGATTGAAGAAGCGATTGCTACTTCACCGATTGAAAACACGCGTACTGAGACTCTTTGTCAATGGATTGATTCGTTAAGTAGTCCTTGGCCGCATGGAGTCTTAGAGGACACATCCGATAGCACACTTGAAATGGCTGCTGGGGCTTATACTGTATTCGGTTTCGATGTCAGTCCTTCACGGCGGAACGGATCATTGGTCGCAGGACAACTACTTCCAGATGGAAGGATTGGCATCGGAATTCTGGAAACTTACAGCTCTCAGGTAGCCATCGATGAGCTAAAGATGGCGGCAAGTATAAAGGCATGGTGTGACATGTATAAGCCACGCCTAGTCTGCTTTGATAAGTACGCCACTCAGACTATTGCTGATCGCCTAGCCAATGCTGGAGTTATGGTTGAGGATGTTTCGGGGCAACAGTTTTACAAAGCCTGTGGAGACCTGCTCGAAGGCTTAGTCAATCATCGTGTAGTGCACAATGGGCAGGCAGAATTGATCCAACAGATGAATAACTGTGCAGCTAAAGTGAACGATTCGGCTTGGCGCATTATTAAGCGAAAGTCAGCTGGAGACATTTCAGCACCCATCGGTTTAGCGATGGTCGTGAGCAAGTTAATGATCCCTCAACCTAAGCCACAGATTTACACCTAGACACACCCTATGTAATATGTCAAATGCTTGACATGTGCTACCATTTATGTCTATGGGTAAATTATTGCAAGCCTTTGGTCTAGAATCTAAGCCTTTACTAGAAGCACAGTCTGCGCCTCAGGTTCTTGGCGAATACTCACCTTATGCAATGCCGTTTCAGACTGCCTACATTGGCAGAACAGAAGCGATGTCAGTTCCCGCACTTATGCGTTGCCGCAATTTACTTGCTGGCACTATTGGCGCAATTCCTTTAGAGCTTTACAAAAAATCAACAAATGAAGAATTAGGTTCACCTGCTTGGTTAGAGCAACCTTCTTACTCTCAGCCACGATCAGTAACGATTGCATGGACTGTGGACTCGCTTCTACTATATGGGCAAGCCTTCTGGAAAGTGGTTGAAGTTTATCAAGAGGACGGACGTCCTTCTCGCTTTGAGTGGATCGCTAACAATCGAGTAACAATTACTCTGGATAGCACAAATACTTTTGTTAAATCATATGCAGTCGATGGCACAACATTACCAATGGACGGACTTGGATCTCTCGTTACATTTCAATCATTAAGCGATGGCATCTTAAACACCGGTGCTTCAACAATTCGTGCAGCTATTGATGTACAAAAAGCAGCAGCAATCGCAGCAGCTACTCCAATGGCAACTGGTTACATTAAGAATACCGGTGCAGATTTAGATCCTAAAGAAGTGTCAGGATTACTAGCTGCATGGCGTACTGCTCGTAACAATCGCTCAACTGCATACTTGACATCGACTCTTGAATACAACCCAGTGTCATTCTCACCAAAAGACATGATGTACGGAGAAGCAATCTTTAATCTTGCTACAGAAATTGCCCGTCTATGCAATGTTCCTGCTTACTATGTTTCAGCAGATCAGAATAACTCTATGACTTATGCCAATGTGCAAGATGAGCGCAAGCAATTCTTAACACTATCTTTACAGCCATTCATTACTGCGATTGAAGATCGTTTGTCAATGGATGACATTACGGCTCGCGGCAATGTAGTGAAGTTTGATATTGATAAGAACTTTTTGCGCACTGATCCACTGCAACAGCTTGCAGTAATTGAAAAACTCCTAGCCCTTAATCTGGTTACTCAGGAACAGGCTATGGAAATGACAGATCTAACACCTAACGGAAGCAATGGTCTAGTATGAACCAAGTAATTACCTTCTCAGCTGATCTAACAGCAGACTCAGCCAATCGCACAGTATCAGGCAAGATTGTGCCTCTCAATGTCGAAGCAGGATCTACAAATATGGGCAAAGTAATTTTTGCCTCTGGATCTATTGCTATCGAAGATCCTAAGTCTATAAAGCTTTTAAGTCAGCATGACAATAAGAAACCTTTAGGCAGAATGGTTTCATTTAGCGAGTCAGAAAATTCTATCGATGCTGTATTTTCTATCAGTCGCTCACAGCGCGGCACAGAAGCTCTTATTCTTGCAGAAGAAGGATTACAGTCAGGTTTATCTATCGGGGCAGAAGTCCTAAAGTCAAAGATCAAGGATGGCGTGACATATGTATCCGCTGCTCGCTTGGTCGAAGTAAGTTTGGTAACAGAGCCAGCATTTAAGTCGGCTCAAGTTACTGATATTGCAGCAGAAGAATCTGCTGTAGAAGAATCAACCCAACCAACAGAAAGCGAGACAGCCACCGTGGAAGAAACCACTCCAGCAGTCGAAGCAACACCAGTTGAAGCACCAGCGGTCGAAGCTGCTCGCCCAACTGTTTCAGCAGCATACTACACAAAGCCACGCATTGAAGTTACAGCTGCTAAGTATGCAGAAAACTCAATCCGCGCAGCACTAGGCGATGAGGATGCTCGTCAATACCTACGCGCAGCAGCAGACACAACAGACAACGCAGGACTTGTTCCAACACGTCAGTTGTCAGAAATCATCAACCCACTCGGAACAACAATCCGTCCATCTATTGATGCAATCTCTCGCGGAGTGCTTCCAGATGCAGGTATGACTTTCGAGATCCCACGCATCACACAGATGCCAACAGTTGCGATCGAGCCAGAAGGCGATGCATTCAGCGACACAGATCAAAACTCTAACTTCTTATCTGTAACAGTACAGAAGTACGCAGGACAGCAGACATTTTCTGTTGAATTGCTAGATCGTACATCTCCAGCATTCTTCGATGAGCTAGTTCGCAACATGGCAGCAGCTTACGCAAAGGCAACTAACGCAGCAGTAAACGCAGCGTTGATCTCTGGAGCAACAACAGATGCGACAACAGTTGCAACATATCCAACAGCAGCAGAGTTGCTAGGAATTGTTGCTCGCGGTTCAGCTTCTGTTTATGGAGCAACAGCAGGACTTGCAAATCCATTTGCTCGCAACATGGTCGTATCAACAGGACAATGGTCAAACATCATGTCTCTTAACGATGCGGGTCGTCCAATTTACACGGCCACAAATCCGATGAATGCGGGTGGAGCGGTTGCACCAACATCATTGACAGGCAACGTTGCAGGACTCAACCTATACGTTGATCCAACAAACGGCGGCGATGGCGATGGAACAATCCTTATCGTCAACCCAGATGCTTACACATGGTACGAGTCACCAACATACCGCCTACGCGCAGAGTCAACAGCTAACGGATCAGTAACAGTTGGTTACTACGGATTCGGTGCTATCGCAACTAAGGTTGCAGCTGGCGCATTCAAGAACAACAAGGCGTAACAAACTCACTAAGTCGCTCTGGGGAGTAGTAGCCCTCTACTCCCCAGAGTCTTGAGAAAGGACATCATGGCACTTACAACAGTCGCAGAACTCCGTAGCACTCTCGGAGTCGGTACTTTGTATCCAGATGCAACCTTGCAGGAAGTATGCGATGCAACAGATGCAGTCCTACTTCCAATGCTGTGGACTCCTACTTATTTCACAGTAGCTCATGAGAATATTGTTGGGCAGGGAACTCTTTACTTTAACGATCCTGTAAAAGAAATCTTTTATGTTGGTCAAACAGTAACAATTTCTAATTCTGGATCCTCTTACAATGGCAGTAAAGTTATTACAGCCGTTGGAGATTATTCAATCAGCATGGTTACAAACCACGCGACAGCGCAGCCTAAGCACGCTATTGCGCCTTATGGCTCAGTCGCTTCAAGAACTTACACAGACTGGACTACCGATATGGCAGTGCAGCAAAGTGCTCTTATGATATCTGTTGAAATTTGGCAAGCACGCACCGCAACTTTGAGCGGGTCAAATGCTGTCGATTTCCAGCCAAGCCCTTACCGAATGAGCGCACAGCTTCTCGCTAAGGTGCGAGGATTGATCGCTCACGCACTTGATCCGCGTTCGATGGTGGGCTGATGCCTGTTGCTATCACTACTCTCAGAACCACACTAGCGACTGCTCTAGTCGATAACGCTAAGTGGCAGACTTTTGCATTCCCGCCAAGCGTAGTACTTGCAAACAGCGTGATTGTTAGTCCAGATGCAGAGTACATCGTACCTAGCAACAACCAGCACATCACTATTGCACCAATGGCTAATTTCAAGGTAATCATGACTGTGCCTTTGTTTGACAATGAGGGCAACCTAAACGGCATAGAAGATACTGTTTGTAGCGTGTTCGCAAAGCTAGCAGCTTCATCCTTGACCTATAATGTAAGCGCAATCAGCGCACCAAGTATTCTCGACGCGGCCTCAGGTCAACTTTTGTCGTGCGAGATGTCCGTATCAATCCTTACGAGTTGGAGCTAAAATGTCCGAGTGGGAAAAAGAAAACGAAGCCTTCCTGATCAAGATTGGGCAGGTAGCACCATCAGTATCAAAGCCAGCACCTACAAAGAAAGACGAGGAATAATCTCATGGCTGTATTTCTAAATAACAAAGTCGGTGTGAAGATTAACTCTGTTGATCTTTCAGACCATGTAACAGCAATTACACTTAACCGCACATTCGATGAGCTAGAAGTTACTGCAATGGGAGATTCCAGTCACAAATTTGTAAAAGGCTTGGAAGCTTCATCTGTAACTATCGACTTCCTGAATGACACAGCAGCAGCGAATGTATTGGCAACACTACAATCTGCATGGGGAACCACAGTGACATGTGTATTCCTACAGGAAAAGGGAACAGCAGTTTCTGCAACCAATCCTCTCTACACTGTTTCTCTGTTGATCAACAATACGACCGACATCAACGGTAGCGTTGCCGACATCGGCATGCAAAGTATTACATTTACTGCTAACTCAGCAGTTGTAGTAGCCACAACAGGCACATTCTAAAAAACTAACAAAGGGGCAAACCATGGCAAAACTAAAGATTGTTCGACAAGATGGAAGCGTACTAGAAGGCGAGATCACTCCAGCTGTGGAGTACTCATTTGAGCAGTACGCTAAAAAGGGCTTCCATAAGGCGTTTCGCGATGACGAGATGCAGACTTCGGTCTATTGGTTAGCATGGGAAGTAACACGCAGGTCAGGTGAAACTGTTAAGCCTTTTGGTATGGATTTCATTGAGACACTTAAAAGTGTCGAGGTGCTTGATTCAGACCCTTTAGCTTAAAGCGCGATCTTCCATTCACCTATCTAATTGCTAGGCTAAGCATTAGGTTGGGGATTGCGCCACAGCACTTATTAGATCTAGACAAGAATATGCTCGATGCATTAGTGCAAGGGCTCAAAGACGAAGCGAAGGAGACCAGCGATGCCAGTAGAATTCGCGGGCGTAAATAATCTTCGCAAAGCTCTTAAGGACTATGCACCAAATCTAGACAAAGCATTAAAGAAAGAATTAGCGGCTTTGGCGGAGCCTGTAGTTACTAAAGCTAGAGGTTACGCCCCTGCTGTACCACCCCTAAGTAATTGGGGTCGCGAGGGCGGTCGGTTTCCTAATTATAATGGCGAGAAGGTAAAAGCTGGTATAAGTTTCAGCACAGCCAAATCTAAAACAAACACTCGCGGTTTTTCATCTAGTGTTCGCATTGTCAATAAAACTGCTGCTGGTGCTATTTACGAAACAGCAGGAAGAAAAAACCCATTTGGTCAGCCGTGGGTAGGGCCTAAAGGGCCAGCAGGTAAAAGGTATTCACACTCTCCAAACAAGAGCGCAGGTCGTGACTTTATTAACGCCATGGGCGGGCAGATGAAAGGTCGCGGCGAAGATCGCGGCCGCTTGATTTATCGAGCTTGGGAAGAAGATGCAGGCAAAACACAGGATGCCATGATTAAAGCAATCCTAAGAGCAGATGCAGAGTTTCAGAAAAAGACTGGTGGCTTGGTTTCTGGTGGAGTTAGGAAGGTTGCATAGTGGCTCAGTCCAATATTGATATTAAGATTATTGCGGAATTCATAGGCAAAAACGCATTCAAGCAAGCAGACACAGCGGCTACTAAACTAAATAAAACAGTTAAGACATTAGGCTCATCTTTTGGCTTAGCCTTTGGCGGAGCTGCATTAGGCTATGCCGTCAAGTCCACAATCAAGGACTTCGCAGATGCACAGCGCGAGACAGTCAATTTAACCAATACAGTTAAGAACCTTGGTCTTGCTTTTGATGCTCCACAGGTCACAGCTTATGTAGATCAAATTGGAAGATTGTACGGAGTTACGGGCGATCAAGCTGTGCCAGCAATGCAAGCACTTCTTTCTGCAACTGGCTCGGTGTCTAAGTCTACAGAGATTATGAACGCTGCTCTTAACCTTGCAGCTTCTCGTTCAGCAAAGGTTGGAGATGTCGCGCAAGACCTTGCTAATGCCTACATTGGAAACAGTAAGGGTCTTAATCAGTATCGTTTAGGTTTGACTAGGGCAGAATTATCTGCAATGACTTTCCAAGAAATTATGGATGTTATTGGCAAGCAGACTTTAGGCGCGGCAGATGAAGCAGCGAAAAGCCTTACAGGTCAATTAGCAATTCTTTCAGAAGTAACTAACCAAGCTAAAGAGCGCATTGGTGGCGGGCTTGTTGAAGCTTTAGGTGGCTTATCTGGCCCTAATGGAGCAGGTGGCGCAGCTAACAACATTGAGAACCTATCTATCAAAGTTACCAATGCAATTACAGGCTTCGGCTATCTAGTACAAGAAGTAAAGATCGCGCAACCAATTCTAGTTGGAGCAGGTATAGCTATTGGTCTTGCATGGGCTCCATGGTTCACAGCTCTTAGCGTTGCAGCGGTAGCGATCGGTGCTATTGGTAATAAGTTAAAAAACAGCGCACCAACGCCTACAAACACAGGACCGCTATTCTTTCCGGGGTCTGGCGATGGCGGTTATAAAGAGCGCGAAGCTGCTCGTAAAAAGGCAGAGAATGAAGCGATTGCTCGCAATAAGCAACTGGCTAAACTGATCAAGGATCAGGCTAAGTCTGCTATGGATGCTCTTAAAGCTAAGCGACTGCAAAACGCTATTGACAAGGCTAACCTTGCTCTAAACAAAGGCAGCGATGTCTTTGACCTTGACAAGATCCAGATTGCCGCAGCTCTTACTTCTCAGGCAGAGCAACTAGGCAAGGCTACCTCTAGCGCACAGGTCTTACAAATTGCCAACGATGTTGCACGCCTAAATGTCAAGAAGTCGATCCTTGCTCTGGAAGATGCTATTGCTTCTAAGGATGAAGCGGCTATCATCGCTGCAACTAATAAACTTAATGCAGACCTTAAAGTCCTTGGCGCATTAGGTATGCAGAATGTAAAGTTGCAAGACATCAAGTCTGTGCTTGACAGCCTACAACCTAAAGATCTTATTAATCTTAGCAACCTTACTGCTGCTATTGCTTTGTTACAACAATTATTGAGCATGCAAGCCAAGGTTGCTACTCCAACCACAACGGCTTCTGCAACTCAATCAATCTTGGCTAATTTTAAGGGAACTGCTGCAAGTGCGTTTGAGTCGCTAACACCATCACAAAAGGCAACTCTAGGCGGTTATGAGCCTTTTGTAGGTGCATCAATTCCTTCAACTGTCACAGACTTTGGTGGATCAGGCGTAGGCTTAGGCTCTAACGGCACAGGGCGTCAAGTGCCAGCAGGTGTGAACATTACTGTGAACACAGGCATCGGAGACCCTAACGCCATTGCAGAAGCCATTGATCAAGTCCTTACAGATGCAGCTACACGCGGCACATTGAGAGGCTACACAATCGCATGACATGGCTTCCAGAATGGCGAGTAACAGTAGGTGATGATGTCTATACGACTGTCACCTCTGTGTCGTTCGCATCTGGTCGCTTAGACATTGACAGACAATGCACAGCAGGTTACTGCCGAGTAGAAATCATCAATACTAACAATGCACCTTTTACCATCAATGTCACAGAGCCAATTACTTTAGAGCTTAAAAACTCTATTGGCACTTATGTGACTGTATTTGGTGGCGAGGTCTCAGACTTTAATATCGGTGTTCGTAGCCCAGAGGAAAGCGGCTACATCACAACAGGCACAATCTTAGGCATTGGCTCACTTGCTAAACTGGTTAAGGCTGTCTATAACACAGCCCTTTCAGAAGGCTTAGATGGCGCACAGATTTCAGCCATTCTTGGGGCAGCTCTTAACCTTAACTGGAATGAAGTCACACCTACTGTTACATGGGCAACATACCCAGCAACTACAACATGGGATGATGCCGAGTCCTACATTGGCACGATTGACACAGGCTTCTACACGATGATTGCTTTGGCTGCTAATGCTTCTGCCAAGTCTCAAACCCTTGCAGATCAGATTGCCAATAGCGCACTCGGGCAAATCCATGAGGAAAAGGACGGGAATGTCTCATATGACGATGCCGATCACCGATCTAACGACCTTGCAGCAAATGGCTACACTTTCCTTGACGGGGCATATGCAACACCTACCTCTATCAGCTCAACAACTCAAACTGCTCGCATCCGTAACAGCCTTATCTATCGCTACGCCACAGGATACGGAAGCACTTACAGTACCTCTAGCGCAGACTCAATAGCCTCTTACGGGCTGTTTGAGCGTTCATTCGACTCTAACATTAAGAACCTTGCAGACATCACGGATATCGCCACTAGAGAGCTTAATCTGCGAAGCGTACCTAAAGCCTCACTTGGTGCTATTACCTTTCGCCTAGATAACCCAGATATGCCTAGCGCAATGCTTGATGCTTTGATCGGGGTTTATTTCGGTCAGCCTATGCTAATCAGCAATCTACCTAGCAACTTGCTCGGTGGTACTTTTGATGGCTTTGTGGAGAATGTGGCACTTAGAGCCACCCCTAGTTTTACTGAAATTACTCTCTATATCTCAGCAACAGAATTCTCATTATCCACGACACAATGGGATACAGTCACGCCTAGCACAATCACATGGGCAACTACAAATGCTATACTAACTTGGAACAACGCGACAGGAGCATTAAACTAATGGCTACTAGCCCGATATATAACTGGCCAGAACCGGATAACACGGATCTCGTAAAAAATGGTGCGTTAGCCATTCGCACGCTTGGCAACGCTATTGATACCACAATGGCAACAATGACTCCAAAGTCACTTGTCGATGCTAAGGGCGATCTAATTGCAGCTAGTGCCAACGACACACCTGCACGCCTAGCAGTAGGCGCGAACGGCGAAACGCTCGTAGCAGATAGTTCCACTTCAACAGGCTTGCGCTATACGGCTGGAACAGTCCAAGGCAATCCAGTTATTAACTCAGCAATGCAAGTGTGGCAACGCGGAACTTCATTTTCACTTGCTGCATCAACGGGTACAACCTATCTTGCAGATAGATGGCAAACTTCGACAGGTACAAATCAAGCAATTACTGTTTCACGCCAAGTAACCAATGACACAACTAATTTACCAAACATACAGTATTGCTTGCGTTATCAACGCAATTCTGGGCAGACTGGTACGGGTGGACTTTATACTTTCAATGTGTTTGAAAGCGTTAATTCAATTCCTTATGCTGGCAAAACTGTTACTTATAGTTTCTATGCACGAGCAGGTGCAAACTATTCAGCATCATCAAGCCAGTTGAATACTTTTATAAACACAGGAACAGGAACAGACCAAGCCGCTTTTAGTTTTACAAATCCTGTTAGTGTTGCAAGTGTTAATTCTACTTTGACAACAACTTGGCAGCGCTTTACAGCAACAGGAACTATTCCAACAAATGCAACTCAAATGTCTTTTGTGGTTGTATTTACACCAACTGGTACTGCAAGCACAAATGATTACTATGAAATAACTGGCGTGCAAATTGACATCGGCAGCGTTGCATTACCTTTCAGAACCTACGCTGGAACAATCCAAGGAGAATTAGCCGCTTGTCAGCGTTATTACTACCGCGCAAGTGCAAACGCTAGCGAAAACTATACTTACTTTGGTTTTGGTGTTGCTTCATCTACTACAAATGTTAAAGCAATCGTCCAAGCTAAAGCATCTTTAAGAACTTATCCAACTGCGGTGGATTATGGTGGAACAATTATTCTTACCACAGGTGATGGG